CGTTAGTAGACAATAGAGACCCCGTAAGCATCTCCGCGAGCTATCCGCGTTAGCGGCTCGCGATACGAGACTCAGCGTAGCAGTAGAGTCAATAGATGGACTCATAACCGCAGGTCAGACGGTGTGTCGGTTGCTATAATTTTGTCTATATGCTCCACTAATTCTTTACCTAATCCATACGGAATTATTGATCTATTCTTTGAGCCTTTAAGTCCTTGCGTACCAGTTTTTGACCCACGCGGAGCAGATTCGTGGCATTTATTTCCGTTCTTACACGGATTACGCGGCGTCCATTGTTCAACGTAACCCCATAAATCTGTTGGCTTCATTCGGTTATCTCCATACTGACAATAGGTAACTGTATTTCGTGGAAGTTCTTTCATTATCTTTTGTTTTCTTAGCATTCCGCGAGGATTTTCAATAATATAACCTTTAGACGGATTTAATGCTTTTATTAGATTGATAGTGTATTCGACTAACTTGAGAGCTTCATTTGCTTGCTCGGTACGCGGATTCCCGTCTGGATACCAATACTTATAACACGACGCAACACTAAACTTCTGGCACGGCGGAGAAGCCCAGACGAAATCAAACTCCCCATATTTAGCGCGTAAGTAATCAGCCGTTAAACTTGTTACATCTCTTTCGTGAGCTTCAAAGGATTCGTCTAATTCGACGTGGATAATCTCGTGTCCAGCGTCCGCGAATGCTTTAGTCGCTGATCCTGTACCAGCGAACAAGTCAAGAACTCTCATTGCCTAGAACCTTCTCGATTCCTACCACGCCGCACCCATGGCATTCTACGCAAGCCAGACCTTTAGGCATTTCGCCAAATTCTAGAATCACCTTATGCGGCTTAACCTTCTTACATATTCGGCATTTAAGATCATACATTTGAACGGCTGGCATATAGACCACGGCTTTACCATCTCGCGGAAATATAGCTTCTCGACCATCTTGGAACTTCATAAACATATCACCCATTTCCAACACCTTCCTTCTTAAAATCAGCTTTAAGGATATTAAGATAACTAACCGATTTAATAACGTTGCCAGTCTCAGCAAATTCGCTAGTCTCTGGGAGTACACGCTTTTCCCAAGTTAGATTCATTTCTCTAGTTAATTTCCAACCATAGATACCTATTGGAGTCGAATTGATATACCAAGCTTCGAATCCAGTTCGCTCCGAGTTATCGACTAGAACGTCGAACTTAGCCTTTTCGATAAGTAACATTTTGTAATGAGCGCCCCTACATTTAAGCTCTATTAAGTGCTTTGATTCATAACTAGCGCAGTCAGTACCAGCGAATTGATCGTAGCCAGAAGAGAGTAAATCTGGGTAAACGTGTTTTTTAAGATAATCGAATAGCTCTGATTCTTTCACTATCTACCAGCTTCTTCGATAGCAAGTGCATAATCCTCTGGACTAAGCCACTTACCGCCCAATTCTTTGTACCAAATAATTTGACATTGATAAGCCTTCTTCAATTCCGTACACGCATAACCAAGATAAGGCTTCTTAGTTTTATCCGATACGCCTTCCTTCTTGATCCTGTAACCGTGTTCGCATTTAGGCTGTTCGCCTATTACTTCGGCTCCTAAAACGCTAGAGAGCGCGTCTAAGGTTTCGCTAACGTGTGGACTATCTTTGACCTGGCGACCTTTAATAGGCGCTCCAGCGGCTAACCTGCCTATTTCATACGGTGTTAATCCGACCGCCTTAGCTTGCGCTACGTTGACTGGCATAGAGTCCAGGCGCTCCGCCTTCTCCATATCTTGCCGAGTGCTTCTAGCTGTATCGCTTGGAGTAAGCGCACCTATTACGCGACCGTAGGCGCTAGTTACGCAGTTCTCCACGAAGAAGTTAGCGTTTACGCCGTGAGTAGCTTTAATCTCAAAAGCGTAATCGATAGCGGCTGGCTTCTCATCTTCATAATTTCGATAAGCCAGAGCTTTAATTAAAATATAGCCAGCCTTTAGATCGACATCTTCGATGAATGCCTCTAGTCTGCCCGTTGGGAATTCTGTTCGAAATCTTTTAATCCGTGAATTAACATCTTCATAATCGGCAAGGTTAAACATCTTTATTGACCTTCTTTCCGCGCATAAAGCCAGCGGTAAAACCTATTTCTTTTCCAGCCTTTAAGCCTTTAATATACATAAGGCGTCCAGTAAGTCCTGCGATTATCGCCATATAGACGAGAATCTGTATCTCTAGTCCTCTGTTCATTTCTGCTCCCGTGGGAACGTTGACTTCGCTCCCAGAAGTAGAGTCTCACCCACCGCTGACATTGGCAAGGTTAGGCTTCGGCGAGTCGTTAATCGTCTCTCAGAAGTAGCGTGTACACGTGATCTAACCTGGCTTCTATACGGTTAACCTGGTCTTTAAGAGAAGCTCCACCATTCGGTCGAAGCTCTGTAAGTATGGCTTTCACGATAAATCTCATCGCCGAATAAACGGCAGTTAGAATCGCTATTACGCATAGAATAACCGCCGTCCATTCGGTGATAGCCATTCTACTTCTTGACTCCGAATGCGGAATCTTTAGGATTTAGGTAACGCATTACCATCGGGATAATCGCGGCAAGCCCAGAATAAAGCAAGGCTTCGGCGTCGAATCCCACGACTACGTAGGTAGCCAGCGCGGCAGAGAGAAAACTACGACCCCACGAAGCGGCTAACGGTTTAAGTGTTTTCATTTTTTTATTACCTTTCGTTTTGGTTTTGGAGCTGTTACTTCGACGAGTGGAATCTCGCCGACATAAGCCACGAAGCGCACGCGCCCGAAGCCCACGATTGGAGAGCCGTCTCCCAGTTTTCGCTCTTTAACTAAAACCATTCCGCCATTACGTTGATCTTTACCTTCTCCGCCTGTATTGCCTTCGATAGTAGTAACCGAGTTTAAGTGAACACTTGCCACGATTCCAACGTGGGAAATCCGATCAACGCCATCGTGCGGAAAATCCATAAAAGCAATATCGCCCACTTCTGGCTTTTCTGTAAAGAATCGTCCGACTTCTTTTAATCTATGCGCTCCGATAGCTGTTGCCACCATTGACGGCAATTTAATCCCAGCCTGACTAAAGCACCAGTTAACGAATGATCCGCACCACGGCAAGCCATCGGCTTTCATAAATTCGCCATACTTCGTTAGATTCTCTGGCTTTTCAATATAGCCCACCTCAGCCGCCGCGACTTGAATAAGTCGGGCGACTGTTCCTAGTGGAATTAAGTTATCCAAGTATTGAAGCGACTTCTTCTTCAGTTAATCCTAACGCGGCAAGTTTTGCCTGTGCTGAGGCTTTGGCTAAGGCTTTGTCGGCTTCGGCTTCAGCCAATTTTTTACCTTCCAATTTATCAAGTTTAGATTGAGCAATTTCCTCAGCATTGGCATCTCGGATAATTTCCTCGCCCGTTTGTGTGTTGATTTCTTTTATTTTCATTTTTTGCTCCATTCTTAACTTACGCCATAAAATAAGCAAGTACCGCCAGCAAAACTATTATTTGCGCCAACGGTAATCGAAGTTATTGCGGCAGATTTATTGTAAACGCCAGTATTCAAATACCCAAAATTATCTGCGCTGTTATATCCAGATGATTGCGAAACTATTAGTTGTCCGCCACTTGTGGCTGTGTAGTTGTATAAATCTATATTGGCAAAACCGTTCGTTATATTTGTATTTAACGAACCTGCTTGACCAAGTAGATGATTCGTTTGAATAGTACTTGCGCCAGCAATGGTTGTAGCAGTTAATTTAATTTCTCTGCGTTGATAATTTGAACCTGTGTCGCCGTTACACCTAATCCAAAAAAATTCGGCAGAAGTATTTAAATAAACATCGACTAAAACTAATTTTAAGTGTTTATAGGTTTGCGCAATACTGCTTAAAGTAAAGTTTCCAGCGTTCATTGTTGTTGTACTAATTAGCGTCATTCCGCCGCCGCTCGCTGGCGTTGCCCATTGTGGAGCAGTTGCGCCGCTATTGACTGTTAATACTTGACCGGCGGTTCCTATACCAAGTCGAGATAAAACTCCTGAACCTGTACCGTAAACAGTATCGCCGGCCGTTGTTAATGTGCTAATTGTTGGCGTTGTTAATGCTGGCGAAGTTAAGGTTTTATTTGTTAAAGTCTGTGCAGTTGTTTTATCTACGGTTATAGATGTGTCAATTGTTAATGTTGCAGCGCCGCTTGTCGCCCCACCGCTTAATCCGTTTCCAGCTACTACAGAAGTTATATCGCCCTGGTCATTATTGATCCAGGTAAACGCCATATTAGTTGCGCTAGTTTTGGAAAGAATTTGTCCAGTAGTTCCGCCTAAAAGACCAGCCATAGACGTATCGACGCCTTGACCGAATACCGCGAAATCCGCTGGAAGGTCTGTAACTAAATCAGTCGCCGTCGGCATAACCCAGCCGAAGTTGGTTGTTGGATTAGCCATTATTTCTCCTTAATTGACGACTAAGGCGTGCGCCCAGTCGAGTGTACCCGATAGCGTGTTCCAGAGTTCTGAGACACTCACTTCCGCCCAGTCCATCGCTTGAAGGCTGAAGGCTATCGGCGATAAAAAAAGAGTTAGCGAAACTTGGTTATAGCTGGTCGAGAATTGCCAGCCTTCGATAAAACCCTGAAAGCTTCCCGAATTCATATTTAACGGCAAGTCCGAAAGATTGACGGGCTGACCCATAAATACATTGAGAAGAGAATCACGATCCGCGTTGCCTATCTCTGGATTCGTTAACGCGTAAGTAATAGATTCAAAATTAGCCTGCGGATTGGCGCGAAGTGTTAAGTAAAAGTTAGCCTGGCTAGTAGCGTCGGCGACGTGTTTTATTGTCGTGTTAATTACTTGACCCAGTTCACCGTAAAGGTTGATTGAATCAGTATCGGAGACGCTAACGGTACTAGCCGAATTCGCGTCGTAATTTATAGATACGGAATTTCTTACATCTCCGCCTTTAGTTCTAATCTTTAGACCACGGCTTAACGCGTCATTAGCTGATAATTCTGTGTAGCCATAGGTGGCAAGGTAAATAGATCGGTGAGTGGAATCCGCGTACCCGATTTGACCCTGAGCAGTTTCGTAGAGATAACCAAGTCCAGAAGTCGCAAGAGCTGAGACCAGAGAATACATATCAATTCGATTAGAAGTTCTCGCCGCTAATTCGTAATTGCCTGGAGTGTCTATTTCTCCAAGCCCTGTATTTTGCGCGTTAGCCCAGTCCTCTGTCGCTGGCGTGTAAGTCGCCCACGTTAAGGCTGGCGGAACTTCGCCCCAGTTATTTAATAGTAAATCTTGCAGAATTGCGAGTATCTGGTCTCCGTCGAAATCTTGACTTAATACGCCAGAAGTAAGAGCTTTAGGTAATCGCGAGAGAGCGCCTAGAGCTGTTACCGAAACGGTTTGCGTATAAGCACTTGATCCAGACGAAGTTACTTCGATTCCAAATTCACTTACCGAACCGCCGAAAATTGGAATATAAGTAGCCGTCGAGTCTTGAATTTCTACCGAAAGAGAATCGTTAATATCTATTAGCACGGCGGCTTGATTAGTGTTAATAATCCGAAGCGAGCAATAGCCAGCGACGGCTTGCGTGTAGATATTATTTCGACCGCTTTCGATAGTCATAGACGCCAGAGTTACATTCGTGTATTCGACCGAGTTAATCTTTAAGCGCCAGACTGGAGTAAATACGGTCATTAGGTTACTGCGTTCTGGAATCTACCAGCGCCGCCAGTTCCACGGTCGAAGGATTCGTTTATCACGTTAACTATTGCTCTGGCTGTTCCTTCTGAGTCAATAGCACCGCTTACGTTATTAGTTATGATAATTGTATCGCCGCGCTCGCCAGCTCTAAAAGCGGCGGCTCCAGCGGCTATTGATGAGGCGCTCTGGCTAGGCATAGAAGCGGCAATAGAAGTCGGCAAGGTAGTACCCGAAGCCGTGCCAGTAATTACAGGATTATTTATTTTAGGAACAGGAACGGTTGGAACAGTTACCGCTGGAGCGTTAATAGTTGGCGCTGATTGAGTTGGAACGCTAATAGTAGGCGCTGAAATCTTGCCAACATTAGGTAAGAATGGAATGGAATTGTAAGCACCTATAAGCCCGTTAATTCCTGCGACGGCTCCCTGAATTAAAGTATTGATTCCACGAATGACGAATCCGATTGTATCGATTACACCGTTCGCGACATTGGCGATAATTGTAAACGCACCGCCTAAAACTTTTGAAAGTACGGGAACGATATAATTGACGATAAATTGACCGAATGCTAATAGTTCGGCTTTATTATCTTGAATAGCCTGAGTTACTGGATCGAACATTTTAGCGAACTTGCCTATCGCTGGAATTATATTATCTACGACGTAAGTAACTAATTGTTGAAGAATAGGTAATAGTTTTGCTCCGACTGATTCTTTTGCTTCGTCGAAAGTAACTTTAAGAATGGCAAGGCGTCCAGCGAATGTCTCTGCATTAGCGGCGGCGGCTCCGCCAAATAGTTCTGAAAGTTTGCCCTGGACATCTGTAAAACTCATAGTCTTTAATTCAGCGGCAGATAATCCAATTCCGAGTTTTCCAAGCGCCACGGTATTTCCATCGTAGGCGCGACCTAAAGCATTAGCAATTGTCTCGACTGGCTTACCCGTGGCTATTGAAATATCTAAAGCCTGATTAAGTAAATTCTGGGAGATTTCAACATCGCCCGTCGAACGTGCTAACCGTGCTAAAGCTGGTCGTAACTGTTCATCGGCTACGCCCGAAGATAATGACATCTTTAAGATATTGGCTTCAACGGCTTTAATCTGATCCTGAGTCGCGCCAGTAGAATTTTCTAAAGCTTTAGCCAGTTTAACTTGCGCCTGTTCATCTTCTATCGCGGCTTTAACGCCATCGACGCCTATCTTGATTGCGTATGCGCCAGCGGCGGCGGCGGCGGCGGCGAATGCCAGCCCTGCCTTCTTTCCGAAGTCAGCTAGTTTACCGCCGAAGCCTTCGACTTCATTTGTACCCTTATCAAGATTCTTAGTAAGGTCGCTTATATCTGCGAGAAGCTTTAACGTTAACGCTCTGGATTCAGCCATTACCATTCCTTCAATACGCGACCGAATGCGTCAGTCCAGCGCGATACTATTTCGGGTTGAATCTCGCGAAGTGTCGGATAAATAAACCAGCCGCGAGAGCCGCGACCTTCTTTACCTGACCAGATAGGGAACTGTTTATATTTATTGGAACCGAATTCAAAGCCGCCCCAGAGTTGCTTAGTATCTCCGCCGCCTGAAAATTTCTGACCAATATAACCAAAAGTTATTTCGCCTATTTTGCTTGACTTTTTAACCTTTGAACCTTCCGCAATTCGAGAAGCGGCAACGCGAGAAGTGTTAAGAGAATGCGATTTATCAATAATTCGCGATCTAGCGAAGTCTGAAATCTGCCCAGTCTGATTCTTAGCTTCTATCTGAGCCTGTTCGTCCATCGCCTTAAAAGCCTTCATAACGGCGCGTAGTTGAGTTTTATCTAGTGCGAACGCTTCATCTGTCATCGTTGCGCCTTTCTAGTATCTCGACCGCCGTTAATAAATCTTCTGCGCTCTGCCATTCACTCATTGGAATTCCCGTAGCGACTGCGACTTCTACGAGAAGCCTTCCTATGCTTCCTGGCTTATGCCTTTTGGGTCAGCTTCTCCGACTGTTATGTCGGCGATAGTTTCGCACCAGGCTTCGTAAGGTTTGACGGGTTTACCGCCAGCCTCGCGCTTCATAGCGTGCCAGCCTAAGAACATTAAATCGGCGATTCCGATTTTGTCCTGAGCTTGTCCTATTGTGTAACCCGTCTTTACTTCCCACTTAGCCCACTCAGGCGGCGAAGCGACATAAGTATTCGTCTCGCCAGCCTGTGTAGTAACCGTGATATTTAGTTTCATTATTGCTCCCGTTTCTTAGTAGGTATCAGGTAATTGTTAGAACTGGAGTAGAAGCGCATAACATCGCCCAAGTATCTGTCTGAGCGCCTGGAGCGGCTCCGCCAGCGGTAGGAGCGACTGGGAATGCTGTACCAGCGAAAGAAGCGCCAGTAGCAGAGATTAAAGTAAACGCTAAAGCTGTATTTGGAGCAGAAGTGAACGCAGTCCACATCGCTTCAAATAGTGAAGAAGTAGCGCCCCAGTCGGCGAGTAATTCGATATTAAGCGTCCATTGATCGTCAATATGCTTATACGCTTTTCCGTCGAGTGTTTGATAAGTATCAATTACTGGCGCATTAACTAACGTTACCGAAGTGGTCTGCGCGTCGTAATTAACAGTCGCGAGAGTGAAGGTTATATCGCGACCCGTTACGATTGTTGTTGCCATTATTGCTCCTTAGATTGATTGTTGCGTGTAGTAAGTGCTGACCGCGAGATCGGCTACGAGTAATGGACTTGCGCCCACCTGAGTAACGGCTGGACGATCTACATCGCCCACGACGTATCCCGACGGCATAGCGCCGAGAATGCTAATTATTAACTGTTCTAAATTATCTAATGAAGCCGCATTGGAATAATAAGCAACGGCGGCTGTTACTGTAAAATTAATTTTAACTTTAGTAGTTGATTTATTTATTAAGGTACTTTCAAGATAAGGCGCGGCTGGAATAATTATCACGGCTGGCGGAATAACCGATTCTGGAACTGATCCGTAAACTGAAGCGGCGACCGAAGCTAGAGCGGTAGCTAAAGTGCCGCGAACATTTGTCGCAATAGTTGTTGGGGTTGGCATTATTGCGCCATTGTCTCGACATCAATATAAGGCGAGAGTAATCCGATTACGCGATTCATTAATGAGCGCCCCATTCGATAAGGCGACGGCGTAAAGTCCACGCCTTCAATTTGACCGCCAGCGGCAGTAATTGATTGGAAGATTTCGACGCTAACAATAGTTACGGCAGATTCTACGGCGTCCGTGCTTGCGTAAAGTGTTGCGGCGTCGGCTCCAGATAAGTAAGCGACTCCTGCTGGAATTACTCCGCGAATAATTATGTCGGCGTTAGTTTTAGCCGCGGAAAAAATATAAGGATCAGTTATATTATCTGTTACGGTAATCGTGCCATTAAAAGTCGATGGAACTATTCCAGAAGCGACCACGGTCTGACCAGCAACGAAATAGTGTGGGCGCTGAGTTACATAATAAGCAACGTTAGAAGTTAAATAAACTTCTGCGATAGCCGCTTGGTTAGCTGTAAGCATTGGCAGAATTACGCCTTCGGCTGAGCCGATTATTTCGTCTAAATAAGCGTCGGAATAGAGAGAAGAAGAAACACCTAATACGGCTCGCAGACTTGCGGCGGTAATAATTGACGGCATTTCTTCACCTCTCTAGTTCGGCTCGATGGGGATCGGGAGCGACCCCCACCGATGATTAGTTAGCTATTACGCTTTGTTAATCTTGAACGCGCCAGCTCCGACTTTGCTTACGAAGCTTCCATAGCCGTAATACATAACTTCCACTTGTCCAGTTTGAATCTGGTTAGAAGTCAGTCTTAGCGTAGGGCTTTCATACCAGCCGAAAGCGTCTGGATTGACAATTAACATCGATCCATCTGTATCAGTTAGCGAAGCTGTGTTAGCAGTTACGTACAAGTCTAAACCTGCGACGATTCCGCGAACCGATGACGGAGTTACTACGCCGCCTGTTGTGTTGGTTTGTCCAGCGGCTACGTTATAAAGCGGAGCGCCTGACACGTTAAGTGTCATTAAATTAGCCCATTGGGAAGTATTCGCAATTATATTTTTAGCGAATCCTTGAGTTCCAGCGTAAACCGCGGCGGCTCCACGTGAGACGAATCCAAGTAGCTCTGAAGCTGTTGGGTAAGTTGCTACGGTTGTTCCGTCGAGTGCGGCGGCTGTAATTAAGCCAGCGTTAACGGCTGTGTCTGTTGCTTTAGCATAAGCGCCAGCCATTAAACGAAGTAGCTCTTCAAAGAATGCTGGAGATGAGCGATCAATAAGTTCTACTGAAAGCGTATTTTGTCCAGCGTACTTTGAGACTGTGCCAGTAATGTAAGAAGCAGTAGTAGCAGTTTCGCTTGGAGCGGCTTCTTCGGCAGTTGCGGCAACAGTTGGAACCGCTGTGATTTTAGGAATTTCAAAACTCATTCCAGCGTCAGGTAATGCGAATTGACGTATCGCGTCGATATTGCTTCGAGTGTAATTAGTTAAACCGTTAATTACTTCGGTCAGTTGACGTGTTGGATTAAATCCGACTTCAGTAGCCATTGAATCGTCAGCGGCGCGAACCCATAGCGCAGAATCGGAATTTGGGCGAATGCTTGCGCGGATTGTGTGTTCTAAATAAGTCGCTTGGGAATTAATTGGCGAACGTGGTTTAGTAAAGAATACTGGGCGAGTTGACGCCTGGACATTCTGTGAAGCGGCTTCAACCGTTTCGGCGGAAGCTTCTGGAACGGTCGGAGTGGTTTCCACTTCGTCTCCTTCTGGTTTGGTTGTTGTTGGTTTATCCAGTTCCTCTTTAATAAGTGGAACGGAATTATCTTCGAGATTCGCCGCGACTGAGACTTTTGCGCTGGCGATTGCTGGATCAGTTACTAAAGAGACTTCGCGTAAAGTAGACGCGGTTATTGTGAGAACGCCTTTTATATGCTCATATTTATCGGCAGTAACTCCCACCGAAAAGCCGTCTCTTGCTCCAGAACTAGCTTCGATAAGACTATCGTTGCCAGCGTTAGTTGGAAGCACCGAAAACACCGCGTCCACGCCTTGATTATTTACCGAATAAGATTTAAGAAAACCAATAGGCGAAGTACGATTATGCTCTAATAATAATTTAGTGTTATCGCCGAAAGTAATAGAGCCTGGAGTAAATACAGTTTCGCCAGCCGAAGTAACGCCAGCTTCGTTCCAGCTAACAATGCGACCAGAAATTTCACGTTTTGGAAAATCGGTCGCAATAACTTTAATAGAGAAATCGATATTCATTGGATTATCTTTTATTTTATTCACGGATCATATCTTCCATTCTTCGGATTTCGTCGGCGCTAAGTACGCCGAGTCGATTGTAAATATCGTAAATTTGCGCGCGTTCTAAAGCTGACCCGCGTAAGTATTCGTCTAAATTAAATTTGACTTCTTGCGATACTGGCACGAAATCATTCATTGATAACCTTGACTCAATACTTTTCATCATTGGCAATAATGAGAAGTCGACTAATGACTGGCGCGCCGTCGACGCGTTGGAGTACGTCATCGATGATCCCGATTCCGCGTCTACGTAATACGCTGGAATACCTATGGCGCGCGCTAATTCTGTGGCTACATAACTTCGCGCTTGGTTTAGCTGTAACTTCTCTGGATCAAATCCTAAAGTCTCTAACGTGACGTCTGCGTTTAAGAATGCCGTTCCGCGATTTCGTCTAGCACTTCCCCACGATTCTAAAAGTTTAGCAATACGGTCGGCAGGTAGCGAAGTTCCATTAGATTTAAGAACCATAGTCGGAACTGGCTCCGCCGCATACATCGCCGCGGCACGTTCTAATTCTGCGCCAGCGCGTAACGTGCGACCAGCTCTGCGAAGTAATCCTTCATCGTTACCATAGAAAACTACTAAACTTCCTACGCCTTGCGTTGGAACTTCATAAGCGTCTACTGTGTAATATTCAATTTCTGTACCTAGCGCATTAGTTTTAACGCCAACACGTTCTGGCGAAATTCTTTCCATTGATCTAACGCGATACGTGTCCTGATATAAGTCGGAAATCCTGGCATAACCATTCCCATAAAATAGTAAATCTTCTGCCAGCCAAGAATAGAATGCACTTCCTGGAATTCGTGGGTCGGGTTGATTGATTACTCGCGGAGCGTCCACTTCCATTTCGGTAGCTTTATCTCTTACGACTAATTCAATAGCGGCGACGCTAGAAGTAATAATTCCGCGTGCGCGTGCGATAGTTGGAATTGACATCGCTTCGGCTCTAGTAGCTGTAATGCCGCCGCCGAAGAAATTAAATAATTGATTAGTAGTATTAACTGGAGCTAGTGAAGCGGCAACGTCAAAAGTATTAACCTCTGGTACGGCTTTTTTTCCGCCCGTGAATACATCAAGAATTCCCATAGCCTTAAGTCTAAGGTAAACCTTTACACTTAACCGACGAGAATGTCTATCTCCGTCTCTGGGCGTGTCGCGAAGTGAGTTGCTAAAGCCGCCGCTACGCAAGCGCAGACTATGGCGCTAGAAGCTCGCCTTCCAATTACCCAGCCGCCATCTCCGCGCGGCAAGGCAACCGCCGAGAGAATCTGTTTAGTAAATTCTTCTTGGCGACCGTGCCGAAGTCTCTGGCTTGTAATTGCCGAGAGAAGTTCATCGCACGCTTGACCGTAGACGGCTCCGTCAATATCAATAACGGGAATTCCAGCGGGCTGTAATCGACCAGCGACCGCCGAAGCCGTGCGTTTTGAGAATGCTACATATTCGGTCGGATACTTCCTGGCATAAGGCGCGATCTCATTGGCGACCGCTCTATCGTCTAACGAAATTGGATTATGCCAAGTGTGAAGAAGCTTTATGTTAAAAGTATCGTCGGCGTTCTTTTGAGCGCCTACCAGAGCGCCATCGCGACGGTCTGGAGATAAGTCAATAGCCAGCCAGGTTAATTTATCTGGGTCTAGTTCGATATTGTCTGCGCCGCATTCTTCCCACTCTTTCGCAGGTATCGCTGCGCTAATTGTGTTAACCCAGCGGCAGAGAACTTCGGTCATTACTACATCTGGCGGATCATTAAGAACGGCGCGAATGTTATCTTCGTGAATTGTCCAGCCCAGCGCTGGATTACTTGCCACCCAGTTCGCTTCGTCCATAATCTTGTCATTCGGCGCTGACCATTCGAAATAAGCTATGTCGTCATCTGCTCCAGCTGCGCTAGCCATTCCGCGATCGCGAAGTTGATTAAGAATTAACGAATGCTGATCGCCAGCGTTACTAAAAGTCCAGAGTTGAGGATTATCCGCCGCCATCTGGGTGTAGCGAAGCGCCGACCAAGCTTCTGTATCTTTGAGTTGACGGGTTTCGTCCATATACACCGTCTCAGGTTTAGCAAATCCGCGAGCCGCCGCATTCGCCGCCTTTACGACATAACGGCAACCATCGACTGTCTCTATCTCTTCTGACCCGTGCGCCCAGCGAATTTTTTTAATTTGTTTTTTAAGGGAATCGTTACCGTCGATTATTGAGACTATATGCCTAAAAGTCTCCAGCGACGTCGTAAGCACGTGAGCCGAGCCAAGTTGTAACGGCTCTTTCCATAGGAAAAGCCGAGTCAGGATTAAGGCGATCATAATCGTAGACTTTCCATTTTGGCGAGCGGCTACGATTGAGACTAGCGGCGAAGCGTGTCTCCCATCGGGTTTAACTTTAAGTGCATTGATTAGGCAGAACTCTTGCCACGGGAGAAGCTTTAATCCAATAGACGCCGCGAAATCAATTACTTCCTGACCTTTTGACGGTAAATCATTGAGTCGCGAGCTGATTCTAGGGGTTGGAGAGCCAATAAGGCTCCGTGAATGCGTGGGAATTTCCGATTCGAACCGATTGAGTCCGATCGCGTCCGTCTCAGGCTTAACCAGGACTAAGTCAGGCTGGGTCATAACTTTTCGATTCGTTTGATGGTGAAAACAGAAAAG